GGGCTAATCCCTGCGTATTCATCGAAACTCACGTTGGCTGTAATTACCAAGTGTAACCGTGGCTGTCCCCACGCTGAATTGGTCTGTGAAAACGTGACTATTAGATGAATCGAAATTACACCATGTGCAATATTTAACCTTCAACTCGTGATTTTTACAATCTATATATCAGAAGCAAGCGTTGATTGATATATACTTTGTTTTAATTATTCGGTTGATTGTATTTAGGTTTAAGTCCTCCAGCTTTAGTACATTCCATCTTTTACTATGCTGGTTGTAATTTAGAGTGCCAATTATGTTTTTACCATCTTACATAAAATTGGCACCATTTTAGTTTTAAGTCCTCCGACTCAAGCAGAACGTATTAATTTTCTTTTATTTTGCGTTCAGTTGTTTGATAGGTTGTATTTAGTTTTAAGGTTTTGTCTTCCTTTCTTCCGATAAAAGCTAGTATACTAGTAGGATGCTATCTCCTCTTAAAGAAAAACACAGCGGATTCGACCCCGACTTGTGGAGCGCCGTCCAGGCCAGTAACTGGGAACTTCGACATATTCGGAGGTAGGTACCATGGCTAGAACCCATGGCGGGTAGTAGACCCCCAATTTCTCTATCTTTAGTTAGGCATGAGCAAAGTAGCTTTGAATAACTCCTCATGACTGGACTGATACTGACGTTCTGAATTAGAGTTTGGAACTGAGGGCATGACGGATTTCGTCCACCGTGCTTTAGAGAAAGAAATTGGGCCAATCGCTAACCGTATTATAAACGCTATGCCCCAGTGAATGCCGCACCCCATATACCATGGACAACGTTTTTCAAACCCTCCCACTTAGTTTTAAGACCGGACTGACTTTTTCGGATTCTGACTCGGATGACGATTTTGGAAATGATACGCCTGCCGCTTTTGATTGTGATTACCGGGAATTTTATATTCATTCTCTTTCTGCTTCTGCTGCTATTTGTAACATTGAAAATTTCGTTCATTACTATCATACTGAATTCTTAGAGAAAAACCTTCAAACTACAGCTCTTTACACTTATTTGAAACAATTTGATTTTAGTACTAATCCAATTGGCAAACTTATTGAAATACGCAATAGTTTTATGAATAACATTTTTATTTGTGATGCGTGGGACACAATAAAATGCTTCCTCCGTCTTCTCTCCACTGAAGGTGAACCTAGATATGTCTGTGATGACGGTAATTCACCTTGTGGTTGTTGTGACGGGTTCTCAGAAATCTATATTGAATATGATGGTTTTCTTATCACCAAACAAATTAGTGAATCTAGATTTCGAGAAGCCACTACAAGTGGATTTGCTTATTCAATCAATATAAGATACAGCCAATTACTTTTGTTGTTGTCAGGTGATGTAGAAACCAATCCAGGTCCTACCACTCATTCAAGATTTTGCGATGAAGAGAAAGATCGGCAGCAACATCGCCGTATTATGGAAATGCAAAGAGAGATTGCGAAATTGAAGAAAGAACAGGAAAAGAACAAACATTTTGTACAACGACAGATTGAATTGGAAAAACGAAACCGAAAGAAGAGACGTGAAACAGGTTCAGATCGTAAACGATATGCTCAAACTTTGGTCTCCGATACAGTTAATAAAATTAAGAATGATGTAGCTTCTGTCTGTACCAATTCAGCTGCGTTGGCTGAAACAGCTAAGGCAAGTGCCTATGTGGCCGCCAATATGGTGATTCCTGGTGCTGGCACAGCTGCTGCAGCAGTTATTAATGGTGCAAAAGTTTCTTCTGCTATTGATCGATTAAATCCTACTATAGATATGATACAACAGTTGTTGAAAACTCTAACTACTGCTGGTGATGAACTTAAGAACATTTTTAGTATTCCAGCTGATTACGATCTTTTGGGTATTTTGATTTCTTTTGTTTCTGTGGCCAACTGTTTGAAATCAAAACAACTATTATTGCTTACTCTTCACTGTACGAATTTAGCTCGCCAACTCAAAATTTCTATAGATAGTTTAATGAGTTTGATTCCAGATTTTTCCGATTGTTCAATTTCATTTAAAAGTGAAGGAAATATTGCGAGAGTTGGACAATCTTTAGTTTCTGATATGTTTAAGACGGCAACTAAATCTCCTGAGCTTTTGCCTTTTACAGGATTTCTATCTTTTCTATTTGGTGCTTTTACGCTTTTATGTTCTGGTAGTGTTCCATCGCCGACTGATATGACACGTCACTTTGCAAATATAGGACGAGCAGCACAGGGATTTAGAGCAATGAAAGACATGTTCAGTTGGATTTTTGATTATTTGTCTGAAATTTATTACGTGACGGTGTATGGCGTAAGTGCTGAAGAATATCAATTTATGCAAAATTTTCCTCATTTGGAGAACTTATATGCTGCAGTTAAAATTATTGAGGGCTTTGAGAAACCTTTAATTGATTCGTCCGCTCCTATTGCAAATCAGACTTTAACTGTGAATCACCAATTAAATGAATATCATTTTCAAGCTACGAAATTAAATTCACGCTCTAATGTTCAATTAGTTGTTAGTTTGCAAAGGCGTATAAAAGATCAAGTAGAATGGGCTACGCATAGTCCAGCTCGGTGTCATACTATTCGCACTCAGCCTGTAGCTCTATATTTATTTGGTCATCCTGGCGTGGGTAAGAGTGTAGCCACTGAAGTTTTGAAAGCTCGTATTTTTAAGAGATATTTGAAAGATACTGGTGTGAAATACGAGTCTTGTGCTTTCCCCCGTCGAGCAAAGAATGAATATTGGGAGGGATATACTGGTCAACCAATTGTTATTCTTGATGATTTTGGGAATGTGAAAGACTCGCAACAAAAACCTGTGGAAGAATACGAGGAATTAGAATATATGGTTAACACTGCGCAGTTTCCTTTGAAGATGGCAGAGTTAAAGTCAAAAGGAGTGACGAATTTTACATCTGAATACATTATAGCGTCCTCCAATCAAAAATTTCCTGATATTAAATCGTTAGTTGATCCAGGTGCCGTATACAGACGGTTTCATGTATGGGCTGACGTGACAATTGATCCTGCTTATGGAGTGCCCATAGGAAAGGATGAAAAAGGAAATGCCTATTATACTTTTGACAAAGAGACTATAGCCAAATTGAAAGGAATCGCAGTTGACAAGGTGCCACCTTTAACGGTAGAGCATTATCGCTTCACTTGTTATAAGGTCAACCATAATAAACAAACGGGAAGCGCAGAAGTTAATTATATACCAGGGAAGAGTGGCTTAAAATTCAATCAATTTTGGAAATTCTTTGTTCAGGAGAACGATAGAAGGAAAAACGAAAGTGTTGCTTTGGCTAATGCAATTCGTAAGGAAGCGGGTATTGAAGCACCGGAAGCTCCTGCTACTGAGAGCCAGATTATGGAACAATTTGATAGAATTTTCCATCCAGAAAGGTTCCTCGAAGTTCTTGCTGAGGAAGAAAGTTTTAAAGTTGATCTCGGAGAAGAATATTTTGAAGCTGAACAAGATCCCACTTTTGGAAGCATTTCACATTTCTTCAATTCTCGCAAGCGTTTGGGAAAGTTGAAAGAAATATATTATACATCAAAAGCGACGTGTAACAAGTATTTTACACGGTTATGGCACGGTTTGCGTGCTTGCGTGGATGTTGCTACTAACTCTTTGCTTTCTGTCGCTCAATTTTTGTTATCACTTTTCTCTTCTATTGCACAAAAGACTATAAATTATTTACCGAGTGTACCAACATCAAAAATACTAATTGGACTTTGTTCTTCTGCTTTTGCTCTTTTTGGTGTTTGGTACACTGGAGTATTTTGTGGTAAATCCTCTCGCAATGTGGATACTTGGTGTCAATTTAATCGTTCACCTTCTGATGCTTGTTCCCCGTGTGGTGAATGTAAGGCATGTTCCATCATTGAATATCCCAGATCTGGTAAGATGCTGGATCATTTTCTGGACAGAACGGGAATCAAATCTGTTCGCGCTGATTTGCTTGCGAATGGATTGGATAGAGAGGAATTGGAAGACATGCGAGAACGGGTACGACGCGAAGTTCCTCAAAGACGTGCTCGAGTCAAATGTCCACTATTGCTCTTTGCCAATCAAATTACTCCTGAGCAAACCTACGAAGAAGCTTGTGAGATGCTTAAAGCTGTTTGCCTCGCTGGTTGCAGCATCTGTGACCAAATTGAGGTTGATGACATAGATATGGGAAATCCTGAGGATGTATTGAATGCTACCCGGGAAATCTGGTTAACCCATTCACGACATGCACAACCCGGGACATTCGCACAGCGTATATATGATAATCAACCTCAGATGCCACGTCACAGGAGCTATGCCCAACGAACGTATGACAATCAGCCTGCTACCCCAAAGCAAAGAGTGTATGCTCAGAAAATTTATGATAACGGACCACGTATGCCTGGAAATGTGCGTATGGCCCAAGGAGTAGTAGATTGTGTGACTGAAATGCATATTGGAGCTAGAAAATATGCACAGCGCGATAGAGTCCAAATCGAACAAACAACTCAAGTATTATTAAATAATTCAGTATGGATTCAAGCTGTGGACAAAAATGGTATGTGTAGTAGGAGTAATGGTGTGTTCCTTGTTGGACGTACTATGATTACTACTGCGCATACTATAATAGATCCTCCACAAATTGATCCAATTGAATATTTGATAATTCGGAATCCTTATTCGACAGAACCTGCAATTAAAGTACCAATTGGTGAATGTCAGATTTCTCAGGCTCATCAACTTGATGGGACTCCAGTGGACTTGGCTCTTGTTTCTTTCCCTCCAGTGGTTCCAAATCGTCCACGTATATTATCGAAATTTTTGAATGCTAGTGATATTGGACTACTGAATGAAGGAAATCTTACATTTTCTGGATTTTATGAGGTAAAGGGCAAAACAATAGTTCAGGAAAAATATCCATCGTACTTTAATGTTTCAACAAAAACAACAGAATATTTTCTTCACCCAGCGAACGCTTGTCCTAAAGCAACTGATAAGTGTGTTTGTCCTATCAAAATTGGAAATCACATTGATTATGATTTAGAAACGATGAGTGGGATGTGTGGTGCGTTATTATCTATATCAAATCGACTTATCCACACAAAACTCATCGGTTTTCATGTTGCAGGAGGAACAGGCGTTTTGGCGTTGGGAGTGTTGACGACACGACAATTTCTAGAGCAGGCTTTGAATTCTCATGTTGAAAAGTTTGGAATCCCAAAATCATATTTGATTGATGGGAGATTACCATACTCTCAATCGTGGATTGATCCATCTTACAAGGTCTCTCTGTTAGAGTTAGGTGATTGTCTAAATGTCGGAACTGCCCCATCGCCTTCCACCCCAACTAATACACAATTAGGACCATCATTAATTTTTGATAAGGTTCAAAAACATGTTGCTAAACCTGCTAATTTAAAATCAGTCTATGTAGAAGGGGAAGGCTTAGTTGACCCCATGGTAAAAGGGATAAAGAAAATTATGGGAAGCCAGATCTATGTTGATTCAGACCTTCTTGAAGCTGCTGCTAATGATGTTTTCTCTGGGCTAGGGAAACCAAGTAATAGAAAACCCATTGTGCATAGTTACGAAGAAGCCATAGTTGGTGTAGAAGGCGACCCGTATAAAAGACCAATCAATCGAACCACATCTCCTGGTTATCCTTACAATATGAGAAATAAATCAAAAGGCAAAACACATTGGCTTGGTGATGGTGACGAATATATTGTAGATAATGAGGAATTAAAATCGGACGTGGAACGGTTGATTGCGGATTCGCGACAGGGTATTCGTGGGAGTGCCATTTCTATTGCAACGCTGAAAGATGAAAAACGTCCGAATGCAAAGGTTGATGCTGGAAAAACGCGTGTTTTTGAAGCATGTCCTCAGCATTTAGTCATTGCAATACGACAATATTTTCTGGATTTTGCGGCGCATGTTATGAGAAATCGAATAGATAACGGCATTGCTGTTGGTATAAACCCTTATTCACTGGAATGGACAAAATTAGCACATCACTTGCAAACTATGGGTGACTATATGATTGCTGGTGATTTTTCAAATTTTGATGGATCATTATTGATGCAAATTCTAGTCAAAATTTTAGAGAAGATCAATGAATGGTACGATGATGATGAGGAAGCACAACTTATTAGAGCTGCTTTATGGGAACATATTTGCAATGCTGATATCCTAGTGCGTGGTGAAGTCATACGCAAAACTCATTCTCAACCATCGGGAAATCCATTGACAGTCATTATAAATTCGTTGTTTAATGCTATTGTAATGCGTATTGCTTATATGATGCTGAAGAAACAGCAAGGGTTACCAGCTGTGTGCGATTATAGGAAATACGTTTCGGAGATTATATATGGAGACGATGATGTAAAATCTGTCAGTGGGGAAATCATTGATTGGTTCAATCAAAATAGTTTAACTGACGCACTAGCTTCGTTTGGTCTGGCATACACAGACGAAACGAAGACTGGCGTGATCATGCCTTACAAACCTCTTTCAGAGGTGGCTTTCCTAAAACGAAAATTCGCACTTCAATCAGATGGTACTTATCTTGCCCCAATGGATTTGGAAAATATTTTAGAAATTACAAATTGGATTCGTGGTAAAGCAAGAAAAGCAGCGACTCTGGAAAATTGCGAACAAACAATTATGGAATTGGCTTTGCATTCACAAACAGTATACGAACATTGGAGCCAGCGTATACGAGAGGAACTGCTGAGGGTTGGAATAAATATCATGGTACCTACATATTTTGAACAAAAAGAAATGTATAGATACAATCGTGATCTTTATTCACGCACTGAGTATGTACCTCTTTGGTAGGTTCCATTACAGATGGGATGTGATCTTAGGAAAGATTTATAAACGGGATACCTTCTTTTCTACTGCTATCTCTGTCTATATAGAGTGTTGCTGTGCTCTGGTGATACAGCTCCCGACTTCAGGGTGAATAGTCATCTACCCCTGTCGTATTACATGACTGCTAGTTCAACTAATAATTCAGGTGGTTCCGTTTCGTATGACCACGATCAAAACACGAACGTTGACTCTACTCGTGGCAAGTTGTTGACTGACGTCCAGATGTCAGTGCAGGCGTCGCCCATGCCTTCCACTGTAACTCAGATGGCATTAAATGATTCAACTAGACACGAGATTATGAGTATTCTCGAACGACCTGTTAATTTAGGTACGTTCGAATGGGCCGCCTCTGATGTGGCCATCCCAATTCAGTTATCTCCGTCTGATTATGATGTAGATCAACAGAATTATTTACAGCAATTTAATTTTCCTCAAGATATATTTGCCAATTCGCCTTTAGTGGTCGATAAACTTAAAAATTATCAATATTTCAAAGCTGATATAGAAATTGAGGTTAAAATTAATGCTCAACCTTTTCTTCAAGGTGCATTAATGTTAGTATATAATCCATATTACAACCAGACAAGTGACTTCAGAAGAAAAGGAACACGCTTCCTAGCCTCTCAAACATCTTGCCCATACAAGATAGTGAGTATTGAGGAGGGAAATTCACTAAAATTGATTTGTCCATATGCGAATATCTATGATTTATTTGATCTTGGAAATTCGGACAATCAATTTGGGACTGCTTTCCTTTATACTTTTTCTACTTTGTTGGGTCCAACAGCTAATGAGACAGCGAAATATACAGTATTTGCACGTTTTATTAATCCGCAATTCTTCGTGCCTACACAAAAAGATGTTATTTCTGGAGCTCGAGACAAACATGATATTCGGCGATTAGAACTCAAAGGTTACCGAGTAGCTCAGAGTGATATTCAACCAGTAGCAGCATCCGATACTGGTGAAACAGAAACACCTGGTCCAGTTTCGAAAGTTGCTAGTGGAGTTACTACAATCGCTGATGTTTTATCTGGAGTGCCCGTTATTGGCAAGATAGCGTCGTCTGTCGCATGGGTTTCAAGAGCCGTTCAGAAAACAGCAGCATCCTTTGGGTGGTCTAAGCCAACTTCAATTTTGCCTCAGAGCAAAATGGTGGTTAAACCTAATAATAATATTATTCACACCGAAGGCCATGACGACGCAACAACATTGGCATTATTGCAAGACAATGGAATTGATGGTTCATCAATGATACCTGAAAATAAAGATGAGATGAGCTTGGAATACATCTTTGGGCGACCTAATTACTTCCATGCACAAACAGCATCTACCTCATTGTTTTCTGCACGAAAATTGATAACGGCGTGGGAAGTTTCGCCTCTCTCACAATATCAATATGGAAACTCTGAGGATAGTCAAACATTGTTTTTGGGAAGCTTTGCATATGCCAGCATGATGGGAACATTGTGGCGTGGCACCATAAATTACGATATTATGGTTATTAAAACTCCATATCATCAGGGAAGATTTGCTGTTGTTTTCTTACCAGAAACCAATTTGGCAGAAGTTCCCTCTGAACTTGGAGAGTTACTAAACACTAACTATAATGTGGTATGTAATCTCAAAGATCGTCAAGATGAAATGGGTAGAACTACTTTCAGAGTGTCTGTGCCTTTTATTAGTAATACCGATTGGAGAGAAACTTATAAGCGTTCTTCTAATACTTCCAACCCTGGCCCTGATGCGACGACTTTGGACACTAAAACAGGTAGTTTAGCAATTTACTCTCTTGTTGATTTGTCCAATCCACCTACCGTTGCTGGCTCAGTGACCTTCTATATCGCGCATAGTGGTGGTGAAGATTATCAAGTAGCGAGACCAGTTATGAATTTGGCACCTGGATTTCAAGGAAGATACGCTCAATCGGACATAGGCACAGTGTTTATTCCAGAAGATGAAAACTTGTTGGTACCTTCCCATACAACTAGGGATGTTACTGCGCAAACTACCGGCGAGTACTTCAAATCATTAAGAGCATTGATGAAGCGCTTTGGATATCTGGCAGATTTAAGCCAAACAGGCGATTATATTGGTCTGAGAACTCGGCATATGAATGAAGATTCTGATTCTGGAGCTCGTACCCTGTCGCGTTTGAATTTTTCTGACAGAGTGCTTCCTACTCCATGGTATATGGTTTCATTTTTGTATCGATTTTATAATGGATCGTCCCAATTAAAACTTATACCATATACTGCTGGCGTGGTTGCAGATTCCTTTATTTCATTCACTGAAGATACTGTCGATCAGAAAGTGGTTCCACTTGCTGAATCTTATGGACAACCCATATTTACTCAAATTCAACAAGTGTCGAATGCTTTTGAAATTCGAACACCCTATTATCGTGCGATACGATGTGACGTAGTAAATTCTAACCAAACACCACTTCTTGGAGACGTTGTTACTAATATTAAATGTAACAACCGCGCGAGTTTTGGTGGAACGAATCAAGCGTCACCTTTATTTGAGGCAGCAGGTGATGACTTTAATTATTTCTTTATGATTGGTCCTCCTCCGATGTGTGACATTCGTAATTTAAAACAGACTTCCGTTTTTCCAACTGGAGGGGAGACGGAAGTTGATTTGTCATCAGTGACATCACTTAACGACAATACGACCGAAGTCGTTTTTATCGAACCTACCTATGACCCACCAATTCAAGGTGCAGCGGATACGTCATATGGTATTGCCTCGTCTTCTTTAGAATTTGTTTCCTTGGTTTTGGACTCTGGAACTGTTGAAGTTCCGGTAACTTCATGTAAAGTCCGTAAAACTGCCGGAGGTCAGGTCTCTTTTATAGTACCGAAACCTGCCGGAAGTGTAACAACAGAACAGACTATTCCCACAATAGCAGCAACACCTGTTTTCACTATTATAACAAATTCTCCGCTCGGCTCTTGAGCAATTCTTTTCTCCCAAACCCGAAGCATGTTTCAGCATGTGGACAGGTTCCTGGTAGAAGGTGGTCACCACACTTTAATAACCGTGTGGTCCTTGTTTTGATCCAAATCAAAACGAACTCCTCCTACTGGGGGGAGAGTAGTTCTTATTTGGAAATGATGAATAAGGTTCAGCCTTCTATGTTAATTGGCAGAATTTATTTTATTGGTTATTCCCGATTAATGACGGGATCATAACAACTTTAAACTTGTT